ACACTTGGCATTTATCAGCGGCAGGAGCAGGAGCAGATCGTGTGGGCTTTGTAAAAGGAGTACACAATGATGATGCCATTACATTTGCTGCAACTAAGAATACCGGCGGCACGGTTTCAACAGCACTTGACACAGCGCAAACATATGATGCAGATCTTAGTGTTTTGAGTCTTGGTATTCACTGGGACGGTACTGCTATTAAGTTTTATGCCAATAAGGTTGCTACCACAGCAACTCCAGGCGATATGGCATTAGTACATACATACACAACCGCTGCAGGTATACCCGACGATTCTAATATGAGATTATGTTTGCTTGTTGAAACCGGCACAGGTGCAGTAAGCACTGCTCGTATCGAATATATCAAAGGCGCGTATACCAAGTAGACGATAAATACTATACCGCGATTGGAGTTCTTACATGAGAGCAGCAGAATTTATGAGGGCACTAGCCGATGTTATAGATGCATTGGATGGAGAGAACAGTGCTACGACATCTCAAGACGATCAAGAATTATTAGACAATCCAGTAATGATGAGCCCTCATCAGCAGGAGATTGAACTGCAAAAATCTGCGCAAGGCAAATCTAGCCCTGCAATAGAAAAACTATTGCAAAATAATGATATAGGCAAAGAAGATAATACTGGGGCAAGATAATGGCTATTAATGGTGGTCAATTTACCCAAGACTTTCGCACACAATTAAGAAAATACAGTGACGGTACAACTCGTATCGGCGAAGAAGGACGTCTATGGTATAACAATTCAGACCAAACACTTCGCGTAAGTGATGGTGAAACTGAAGGCGGAATTGTTCTCAACAGCGGTGGCGGTGGTGGTAGCAGTGGCGTAACTGTACAAGAAGAAGGTAGTAGTCTTAGCACTAAAGGCACTACGCTGAATTTTGTGGGAACTGGTATTACAGCAACCGGTACAGGTGCAACTAAAACAATTACTGTAGATGCAAGTGCTATTACTGTACAAGATGAAGGCAGTGCCTTAAGCACTGCGGCAACTGTGCTAAACTTTGTTGGAAGTGGTGTAACTGCAAGTGGCACAGGTGCTACTAAAACTATTACTATAAGTGGAGGCGGTGGCAGTGGTGGTGATGTAGCAGATGATACTAGTCCTCAATTAGGCGGCGATTTAGACATTGCTGGTTTTAACATTACTAGTGCAGTAAGTAACCAAAACATCAACATAGTTCCAAACGGAACCGGCAAACTAGTATTAGATGGCGACTTTTTACCTGCTGCAAATATTACATACAATTTGGGTAGTAGTAGTTTTAGATGGAAAGATCTTTTTCTAAGTGGCAATACGATTGACCTAGCAGGAAGCACTATTAGCAGTGACGGCACAGGAACAATTAATATTAGTAGTAATGGTGTTACTCTTCCTAGAAATAGTAAAACAGAGGACGAACGAGCTCTTGCAACGCTAAGTGCTAATAACAGTACTAATCAAGTTGTTGTTGTAACACCGTTTTTCAGTAATGCAGATGGACTAGTAACTAAAAATGCAGAATTTGAATTTAACGCAACTGTGGATAATCAACCTGTGTTCACAGGCACTGCAACCTTTACACTAGCAAATGGCGATAGTTTTGCTGAGAGTAGCATAGTACTGTTCCAACTTTAACTGATAAATATTGCTATGGCAAGCAAGATTCCACTAAGAGCAGTATTTAATGCAAGTAATGTAGCAACCGGACTAGCAGAATTTCAGTCCGGTGATTTTATTCCCCTCACACATGGCGGCATTGGTGCCGCACTTAGCATAGGTTCTGCAGGGCAAGTCCTTAAAGTCAATTCAGGTGCAAGCGCACTAGAGTTTGGTAATGTAGAGGCAGTTCTTAACATAGATGGCATGACAGACGGCACTGGTATTACTATTGTTGATGGTGATCTGTTAGCAATAAGTGACGGTGGCACTGAAAAGAGAGTTACTGCTAGTCAACTTAAATCCTACATTGGCGGTTATGATGGTGACATCACAACTATAGACATAGACGGCGGTTCTGACATAGGCGAAGCACTAGCAGATGCTGATCTCTTTATTGTTGATAATGGAGCAGGTGGCACAAACCGTAAAATGGCGGCGTCTAGAATAAAGACGTATATTGCAGATGTAACACTGACAACCGCTGCACAAACAAACATTACTTCAGTAGGTACATTAACAGGATTAACTATTGCAGATGGTGGAAATATTGGTTCTGCAAGTGACACAGATTCACTTAGTATTGATGCATCTGGTAATGTTACTGCTTCTCAAAATTTAACAGTCACAGGCAATCTCACAGTCAACGGCACAACTACTACAATTGCAACGACTAACACAGTAATATCTGATAATCTAATAGAATTAAACAACGGCGCAAGTTCAAATGCAAACGATAGTGGCATTGTAATTGAACGCGGAAGCACTGGCGATAATGCTATTATAATGTGGGACGAAAGTGCAGATCAGTTTGTAGTTGCAACCACAACTGCAACAGGTACAAGCACAGGAAACATATCACATACTAAAGCAAACTTTGAAGCAGCGGAAATAAAAGCAAGCAGTGCAGTAATTACCTCAACGGGCATAGGCACTTTGCTTACAGTAACAGGCACTGATGATGGAGCAAGCGCAGGACCTGAAATTGTAATTAAAAGAAATAGCAGTTCACCAGCAGACAGTGATTCACTAGGTGGACTAGTATTTAAAGGTGAAAATGACGCAGATCAAGCAGTAACCTATGCTAAAATACAGGCTAATGCACTAGATGTTAGTGATGGTACAGAAGATGGACAAATAGACTTTAAGGTAATGACTAATGGTTCTGCTGGTACAATAGCAACATTAGATAGCACAGGACTATATCTTAACACAGGTGCAGACATTATCTTTGAAGGTGATGGACAAGATGCACATGAGGCAACACTTACAATTGCAGATGGTTTAAGTGGTGATGTCACAGTAACTTTACCTAATGCAACAGACACACTAGTCGGCAAAGCAACTACAGACACACTTACTAATAAAACACTAACAAGTCCTGTATTGAATACAGGAGTTTCTGGCACTGCAATTAAAGACGAAGATACCATGTCGTCTAACAGTGCAACTCATCTAGCAACTCAACAATCAATTAAAGCATATGTTGATACTGAAATAGGCAACATTAGTCAAACAAGTATAACACAAGGCAACAGCAATGTTACTGTGGCAGACAGTGGCACAGGTAATGTAACTTTAGAAGTTGATGGCACAGACAGAATAACAACAGTTGCCGCAACTACAACCACAGCAACAGGACACAGTATTGTGCTTGGTGCAGCAAGCAATAGTGCTGCTGGTCAAATTAAGTTCTTAGAAGGAACTGATAATGGTACCAATGGAGTTACGCTACAAGGCCCTGCTAGTACTGCTGATGTTACAATTACATTACCAGCCGCAGCAGACACATTAGTAGGCAAAGCAACTACAGATACACTAACAAATAAATCTATTGATCTTGCAAATAACACACTCACAGGTTCACTTGCAGAATTTAATAGTGCATTACAATCAGAAAGTTTTGTTTCATTAACAGGTAGTGAAACATTAACGAATAAAACTTTAACCACACCAACATTGACTACACCTATAGCAAACGCTGGCATTCAACTTAAGAATGGTGCTACAAGCGCAGGTTTTTTAGAATTTTTTGAGGATACCGATAACGGTTCAAATAAAGTTACACTTATAGGTCCTGCAAGTACTGCAGATGTAACTATAACATTGCCAGCAGTAGCAGGCACAGTAATTACAACAGCAAACAGTGACGCTGCAACTACAACTACGAGTACAAGTGATGTAGACTTTGTACTTGTAGATGATGGCGGTGTAATGAAAAAAATCACTACCGCAAACTTAGGAATTACGGGGGACTCAGGTTATACAAATAGTAGTTTCTTTGATATACCCGGAAGTCTTGCAAACTTTGATGCGGCTAAGGCTACATTATCTAGTGGTCTTAATACAGGAAGTGCAGAAAGTGGACTTACTGAAAATGCGTTAGATGCTTTTGGAATAAAATTAGCAGACTTTGATGCATATGATTTTAATGAACCAAAGTTTGATCTTAAAACACATGACTTAGGTAGCGGAGAGGATCACGTAGGCGCATAAATAGTGTAACGTGTTAGGGAGTATAGAATGCCATCAGTATTACAATTAAGACGAGGAACAACTGCACAAAACAATGCGTTTACAGGTGCGATTGGTGAACTCAGTTATGATACTCAAGTAGATACAATTAGAGTACATGATGGTAGTACTGCTGGCGGCTTTGCATTGAGTACAGATGCAGGCACAGCCACACTTACTAATAAGACCCTTACTAGTCCTATTATCAACACAGGAACTTTTGGAACTTCTATTCTTCCTGTGAGTGCTGACGGGACAACACTAGGTTCTGCTGCAAAAGAATTTTCAGATTTATTTCTTGCAGATGGTGGTACAATACAACTTGGCAATGACCAAGATGTAACAATTACGCATGTTGCAGACACAGGTATTCTACTTAATGGTTCAAGTAAAATACAGTTTACTAATGCTGCAGAAAGTATCCATTCAGACGGATCTAAACTTATTCTTACATCTAATAGTGTAGCGTTTAGTCTACCAACTGCAGACGGTACTGCAGGACAAGCAATGGTTACAGATGCAAGTGGTAACTTATCATTTGCGGCAGCAGGCGCAACAATTAGTGCTGATACTAGTACAAACACTGATTTCTTACTTTACTTTGCAGCCACAACTAGTGGCGCTTTGACTGCAGTAAAACAAGACAGTGGATTAACTTACAATCCAAGTACTGGCATTATTAAAACTGCAGGTCTTATAGTTGCAGACGCTGGAACTATTGGTTCTGCCAGTGATACTAATGCGATAGCAATTGGTGCAGACGGTGATGTTACACTTACACAAGATCTAGAACTACAACATGACGGTGCTACAATTAGTTTTGGCGCCAATGATGATGTTGTTCTTACTCATGTAGCAGATGCAGGACTAACACTAAGCGTTCCAGCAACCGCAGATAATAGTTTCCCAACATTTAATCTAAGTGCAGGCGATAATGATATTGCTATAAATGACGTACTGGGAGAAATTAGTTTTCAGGCACCTGCAGAAGGTGCTGGTCAAGATGCTATATTAGTAGCAGCAGGTATTGCTGCGGTGTCAGAAGGCGACTTTTCTACATCTAATAATGCAACTAAACTAGTGTTTAAAACAGCAGCCAGTGCAACCGCAGCGGAAACAGCCGCGCTTAGTAGCATTGGAGACTTTACTGTAGCAGGTGATTTAGTAATTAAAGATGGTGGACTTATTGGAAGTGCCAGTGACTTAGATGCTATTGCGATAGCAAGTAATGGTGTTGTTACTTTTAGCCAAGCAATAACTGGTCAGGCATCAAGCGCATTATACGCTGACTTGGCTGAGATGTATGACAGTGATGAAACTATCCCAGAAGGCACAGTTGTTATGTTTGCTGGTGAAGGCAAACTAAAAGCATGTGATGTAGCAGCATGTTCTAAAGTAGCAGGCATTGTTAGTACTGATCCAGCATATCTAATGAACAGTTCGCAGGAAGGTGTTGCACTTGCACTAGCAGGGCGTGTACCTTGTAAAGTCATAGGGCCTGTAGAAGCAGGTGATATGATGATTAGTGCTGGTAACGGTATGGCAAAAGCGTTTGATGCAGACGTTGGATCTCCAGCATTGGGAACTGTTATAGGCAAAGCAATTGAAGATCACGTTGCTGATGAAAATACTTCAGGTGTTATTGAAGTATTAGCAATGATGATGTAATCAATTACACATTAAATCTTCTATAGTTTTAATTTTAGTTATAATTTCATCAATCTGAAAAGTAGTAAACACCCCAGGATGTAGTGGTTTGGGCCAACTATCTAGTTTGCTCCAAGCATATCCTTTGTGTTCATCGTTGAGTTTAGGTACAAATTCTTCTTCTACAACACAAACGTATGTGCTATATGAAAAATTATTTTTACTATTTGTAAATTTTTCTACTGGAACAGTTTTAAGGACAAGTGGTATAAAACCTATTTCTTCTTGTATCTCACGCTGTAGTGCGCTATATTCTGTTTCTTTTTTTTCAACTTTTCCCCCAACAAACGCCCACATGCTATTATACCGCGCTCCATTACGCAGTACAAACATATATCTACTAGTAGATTTACTTAAAAATAAGGCTCCAACACTTGCGTTAGATAACAAGACTCCAGTCGCCTGCTCGATATTCGCCTTCATAGGATTTAACCCATTCGCTTCCTGTATACTTGTATTGTATACTAGTGTTACTATTTGTCAGATAATGAACACCTTGTTCTGAACTACTATCAAATGCTACTTGCCAGTCATTGCCATTGTATTCAATAATATCATTTGCTTCTGCTACCAAACTACCCCAAGCATCAGGACCATCTGTGTTACTTGCATTGCCTATAGCATTGAGTATAAGGTAGCGTTGACCTTGTGCTGCCGTTGCAAGTCCTGCATCAGGTGCATTGCGAAGAGGATTGATAATTTTTGTAATTGCAGGTAGATCGTTTGTTGGTATTGTATCACTTTGTACAGTAAATAGTAACCTATGTGGATCACTTGGATGGAAAGCCACAGTGCCAATTATTTCTGCACTACCGCCTGTTTCCAAACGTATTTGACTAAGTCCAGGTTGCAATTCTCCATATTGATTAACAAGTGCAGCCCAACTAATATCATCTGTACCTACTTTTGTTGGAGGATCATTTAGTGGTGTATAGTCAACTTTGTTTGTGGTTGTTTCGCTACGATCCAATATTTGTATTGTGTTACCCAATACAATTATACCAAAGTTCATCGGTGTAAATTTCATACGCTCACCTAGTAGTATTTGTCCATCAATAACACCATCTGCAATGCCTCCTTGATCGTCATAGATACTTGCAACAATCTTGTTAATGACACCAAGTTTCTTAACTTTAGCAGGCGCACTAAGATAGATAGGAACTGTAAACTGTAGTGTTGCAATATCAATTTGTTCATCAACTCCAACTGGAACACTCCTACTACTAAATTGTACATTTGCAAGTTCAATATAACTTAAACTTGTCCAGTCCAAATAGTTGTCTGTGCTTTGTATTTCAAGTGCAGGATTGAACAAAACAAGTATTTGTTCCAGCAATTGTAGTTTTTGGTTAGTATTACTAGTCCAAATATCTACATTCATTTGTAGTGTATAGGGTACAGGCATCATGCGTTCTATTGTAAATGCATTGCCCTGTTGTGTAGTATATTCGTTTGTGTTAGGATCAAATTTGCGCATACGAATATGTTTTTTGTCTATAAAACTAGGATCCTGTCTACGTTCTGGATTATACTCTAAACCACCTATATAGCAACTAATCATAGGAGTAGGTATAATTTTGTTCTCACTGTTTTCACGAATAATACTACTAACCATACGAGTACTATCACCGTATTTGACTGGTACAGTTGTAAGTGTAGTATTACCTGCACGATCCTTGCCATACTCAACCTGAAAGTTACTAAATGCACGAATAAACTGCAATAGAAAACGTCTTATTTGTTCATCGTAAAAAAATTGCTGTGGCATTAATCTTCTCTAGGTTTAAGTGCATCACTTAGTGACTGTCTACTTGTTGCAGTAGTATTATCATCTGCAGTAAACGTGCTTGTGTTATTGATAAATCCGTCTCTCTGTGTATTTCCTGTGCCTGGTGTAAGTTTACTGCGTACATCATCTTCTACTTTAATCCAACGTGATCCGCTGTATCTAAACAATCTATTAGGTAAAAAGTCTAAGCGTAGTATATAATCACCTTCTTGACTGTCACTCGGAAAACTTGTTCCCATACTAATTGGTTCACCATTTGGTGCTAGACCATCGCCTACTAGATAACCACTATAAGCGTTAGCATTTTGTGGTGTAATACGTCTTGCATCTGCAGTTGCGTCTGTGTTATCTGCATTAAGGGCTGTATTATCTGCATTAACTCCCTTGGACTCAAGAGGGTTACCTGTTGGATCTGTAGGTACAATATAGTACTGACTTGTGTCGTAACCGCTTTCAGGCACTTCCTTTTCAGCGGCAGCAACAACTTTATTTGTTATCTCTAGTTCTTTGTTATAGGTACTTAGCAAGTCACGAAGTGTACTTTCGGTTGGATTTCCGTCTGCATCTTCTTGTATTATGTTAAGTATATCATTGTATTCTTGTGCATCTACCAGTGGTGTACACTTAATACGCCACAGGTGTCCCCACCAAGTTGGACTAAATCCCTCACTTGGGCGACTTCCTTCTTGCACTACATAGTAGCGTTTTAGACTAAGTTCTACACTTTCATCCAATGCTGCAAAGTCTGTTAGATGTGGCAATTCAATTACATCACCACTCATAAGTTTGCGTCCTAGATTGTTGACCATATCATTTTCGTGGAACGTTATAAAAAGTGTATCATTAGCAAGGAACAATCCAAACTGTGATAAGTCAAAGTCTGTATCACTTACGCTATATATGCCACGAAGATTGTACACATCCTGGTCATATATTCTATCTCTATTTTCTAAAAATAAAAAATCCTGTATTCCTAGTGGATCAGGTGTGCTTTGATTTGGTTGACTTGGATCACTTCCGCCTTGACTAGCAATACCTAGATACTTGTGTACATTTACACCAGTGCCACCTATAGTAAACATTTCTTTCATTCTTCTGTCGAAGAAACGATAATCGTTGGTGTGAGCACCATCTTTCCATAAACTTATTCTTGGCATGCCTATTCCTTGTTGCTCAGTATTTATCGCTTATAAATAACCTCAATGAAACTAGACCTACACGGACATGATGTACACACTGCATGGCGAATATTTAACAGTCGTTTAACAGATGCGTACTACGAAAAGCAAAGTACTGTTATAGTTATTACTGGGCAGGGTGCTATTATGCACGAGTTTCAAACATGGTGTGGTCAACATCCATACATAAAAAGTTGGACAAATGCGCCACATAATCCAGGAAGTTACAAAATATCTCTCAAAAAAGGTTGACACATTCTCAAAAGGTGCTATATTAATATAGTAAGTTGATGTTGAGGAGAGATACATTATGGTTAGTAACACAAAGTTTAAAGATTTCGTTGTAGCACTTAGCGCAGAAGATCAGCAAACAGTTGTTGATAGACAGTTGCGCTTGCTTCCTGCATTTATTATGCAAGAAGTTGCTACTACTAATAATGCTAAAGTCATTCGCAAGTTAGAGAGCCGCTTGAAGCAGGTTCGCTTGATGTTGTCCTCTATCATTGCTAACGGAAAGGTTGTGTAATGAACGAAATATTAAATGATATTGAAACACTTACTATTGTAAGAAATGCAGTAAGTACAGGTGTTGAAAAAGAAAAAACAATCGAGTTATTGGACAAAGTGATACGACTTAAATCACTTGAGATAACTAACTTTGAAGCACAAATGGAAATGGAGTTTATGAACGATGGCATTAACCGCTCTTAAAGGTAAACCAGTCAAGCGTAAAAAAGCAGCCAAGGCTCGCCGTAAAACTACTGGCGCCGGCGCCGCCCCTCTGGACAACTACAAAGTTGCCAAGGACTTCTTTCACTTTGATGTAGATAAGAAGGAATATGTGCCTATTATCAGACAGTATGTAAAAAAGTTTTACGATAAAAAGACTGCAACATACATTCTGAAAAATAGTGATGCTAGTATGGCATTTAGTCATATTGCTTGTTACTGTCATTACATGAATAATGATAAGGCAGATCAAATTCCTGAGGACAGTCACAATTGGATGTCAGGTAGATTTGGTGCTCTTGCAGAAAAAGGTGAGTCTATTGTTGAAGAAGTCAAAGCAGTAGAAGCAACAAAGCCTAAGAACGTTTACGTTCCTAGCATCCAAGAGCGTATCAAGGAAGCAAGTGGCAACATTATTGCTGAGATTGAGGAAGTAGTTGACGACTTTATTGACAACCCTAATACCTTTAAGGGACTTGATCCTGTTAAACTGTTCCGTAAACTAAATGTGAATCAAGCACATGCTAGGCATATCCGTGCTTTTTATGAAGGTGCTTATGCAGAGTATGCTATGCTACAGCAACCTGCTCGTGAACAAGAAGAAGATTTGCGAGAAGCATATGCACACTTGGACAAAGCGGCAGTGAAACGTGCAGTGACACTGTTTGGTGGCATCCTAGGGGCGTGTGATCTTATTACAGCAGAAAGCAAAGCAACTCGTAAAACTAGATCACCCAAGCCTAAGAGTGCTGACAAGTTGGTTGCAAAAATGAAGTATTGTAAAACCGACGAAAAGTATAAAGTAGCAAGTATTAATCCAGCGGATGTAATAGATGCTACGGAAGTTTGGGTGTTTAATGTTAAGACACGCAAGATCGGTAAGTATGTTGCAGAACCACATGCTACACTGCAAGTTAAAGGTACTACGCTTCAGTTTTTTGATGTAAAGCAAAGTATTGCAAAAACACTGCGTAAGCCAGAGCAACAACTAACAGACTTTAACAAGAGTGGCAAAGTCCAATTACGCAAGTTCTTAGACAATATCAAGGGCGTAGAAACAAAAATGAACGGACGCTTTAATGCTGATACTGTGATCCTTAAAGCAGTAAAGTAATAAATAGTGTGTAAGAACAAGGATACACTATGACAACACTAGCATCACTAAGAGCAGACACAACTGATTACATTCGCTATCGCTTAGGCGATGGTATGGTTGATGTTGAGTTAGATCCGGAACACTATGACAATAGTATAGACAAGGCAGTAAAACGTTTTCGTCAGCGTAGTCAAAATGCATATGAAAGTTCATATGTATTTTTAAGTGTTGTAAAAGAACAACAAGAATATACACTACCGGATGAGATTGAAGAAGTTCGTCAAGTATATAGACGTAGTGTTGGTAGTGGCAGTAGCGATACTGGTACACAGTTCGAACCATTTGAGGCAGCATTTCAGAACACTTACTTGCTACAAAGTGGACGCATTGGCGGTATGGCAACATATGAAATGTACTATCAGTATCAAGAACTAAGTGCTAGACTGTTTGGTGGCTTTATTAACTTTGAGTTTAATCCTGTTACTAAAAAGATTACATTGCTCAGAAAGTTTAGTGCAAGCGGTGAACAGATTGTGTTATGGACTTACAACCTGCGTCCAGAAAGCAGACTGCTACAAGACAGACACGCTGGTCCCTGGATCCAAGACTATGCACTAGCACTTGCAAAGTATACACTAGGCGAAGCACGTTCAAAGTTTAGTACTATTGCAGGACCGCAGGGCGGCACAAGTCTAAACGGTGATGCACTTAAAGCAGAAGCACAAGTTGAAATAGACAAACTCGATGAAGAACTACGCAACTATGTTGATGGTAGTGACCC